ATTTAGCCTTTCACCGGCGAGAGTAACCGTCTCCGGCTCAACAATTGACTTGAGGGGGACCGACAGATGCCGGTCAACCCCTACAAGCCTTTTGTTAGCATAGGAGAAGGAATACAACCGCTCGATGAAGACTGCCCGCTTCTCGGAGGATGTACATACAAAGTGCTTTCCAGCCGAAAATGTGGCGCCGCACCTGCTAGCAATGCGGTTGAACTCATGGCTTACCTCTAACCAACCACCAAATAGCCCATCGTCGCCACAGGTCATGAACCGATTGAGGCGAAACGCCGTCCTCAAGGGGACCCCCCGCCTGCGGGCGACCGTCACGATTGCGTGCCTCCACCAGAAGGCATGCATAAGTGACAGAATCGCCCACGTCGTGGGGAGACCCATGAGGATGCCGCGTTTCGAATCACGGACATGGCCTGGTTCCCATTGGATGACCTGGCTCTTGGTAAGCGCACGTAGCGCGAAACCTTCCATTTCAGTGAAATGGCCGGTAGCCAAGAGCCCGTCAACCATGGAGGCGACTAGGTCTAGTGGTAGTAGGTCAGAGGCGGCCTTGAGGTCAACCGAGACGACGCACTCATCAGAACACCCCCCGAGGTATCTCAAGACATCACTGTCTTGAAATCCATGGAGGGTGGACTGTGTCTCAGGGCAGTTCCTTAGACCCTTCAGGAGTCTTTTACGAACGATGTGACCTAAGAGGTGCATCCTAGCCGGTGATTTGGTCACCACTCTGACCTTGAGGCCCCTCTCCCTCAGTGCGGAGACCTTAGAAGGGGCGGCAGATGCCTCCCCGTAGGCTCCGTGGAGTACGAGAGACGCCTCAAGCTTTAGAGCGTCCAAGTCTTCGGGTGGGAGATCCAATCCGAGCCTACTGACAAAGTCACTAGCCTCGGGGTGATATCCCATATTGCAGACGTAGGTTCGGAGACCGCCTTGGCGGCTCGTAGCCTCGCTGCAAGCAGAAGTGGTCGGGAGGTCTGGTCCAGGCGCATAGCGCGAGGACTTCAAGAACCTCCTTCCCCACGACTCCCCGAATTCTCGGGCGTGTCCCAGGATTGCTTCGTCACAGGTAAAGGGGCTAGTGAGGTTCACCTTGTGCTCAGCTAGAGCCCGCTCCACTGCCTTCATAGAAGGCCGGGGCAGGGCTCTTCCGATGAACGAGGCCTGAGCGAAGAAGTCTCGCCCGCCACGCAGGATCCACTCGGACCTGCAGGCGGAGGAGAAGGTCTTCAGCTTGGAGAGAGCGAACTCTCTACCATAGGCCGGTATCATCGAGTTGAACACCTGGTCAACCATAGCTACCCTACAGTGAACGGCTGCGGGAAGGAAGTCCCTCAACACAGCAAGCACATTCGTCCTAACCACAGCTTTAGTGG